AGTCGGTTCTTTGTCGGTAATACCAGAAGGAGGATGGCGGCTAATAGATGCACCATCAAGAGCATCGCCATTACATATCACAAATGCTGGCTTAAATTCTTTAATCGCCCATAAAAGACCTTTATGAGCAGTTGTGATGATGCCAGGCCAATAGTGTGCGTCTGAAAATACTATGCCCACCCCATTTAAAACACCCAGCTGCTTGCGTTGATAGGCTGATGCCGATCTCTCTGGCCTATTGTTTGGGTCCTTAGCTTCCAATAACAGACCATATCTTGTCTCTAATTCTGCTCTGCGCCTCTGAAGGGTTCGTAGATTGCCCCCTATTATTTTGTGTATAGCAGTAATAGAACCATGTGTTTTCCACAATTCTATGAACTCAGCATCGGTAACACGGGGCTTTTGAGGCATGATCACTCCAGTTTTAATCGCCAATACGAGGTATGTTTAGCCATCCAAGGTTGTGATGGGTTAAACATCTTGAAACCACATGAGATTAGAGAATTAGCAGAAGCAGGGTTGTCGTAGGTGCTGGTGATCAACCAGTTCATTTTGAGAGTTTTCGCCTGTCTGATGCGGACGCGAATAAACTTCTTCTGTAATCCCCGTCCACGATAATTAGGAACAACACCAGCGCGTATAAGGTAACCGCAATCAGACCAGCGAGAAGAATAAACAAGACCTGCGAAACCACAATCCACACCATCCTTAGTAGCAATCCACCAATATCCATGAGTTGTGTCGTAAGGTTTGTCATAGGGTAGGCATTTCTTTTGAAGTACAGACAGTCTCGTCTGCACAGAGTCGAGGCGAATGTCTACGCGCTGTATTTTCATGGCGTGTATTAGACAAAGGTAATATGACTTATTTATGAACTAAGAAACAAAGCACGTTCGTCTTTGCGTCTAGTCACAAGTCCTTTTAATTCTTTGCCACCTGCTTTGGTGTACTTTAAGAATTCGTCCGCTGCCCCTTCAATATCCCCGCGAAGTACTTTCTGCCGAAGCGTCGAACGCTGGAGTGTTCCAAGACCGACGTTAAAGCTAAAAGAAACAAGGCCATCAAACTGACCTTGTGTAAGAGGGACAGGACAGAAAGAGGAGACCCCACGTTCAAACCTTGCCAAATCTGCTCTAAGAATTGCATCTACTTCATCCATGCTAAAAACGCGATTGTCCTCAGGACGCAACTGTATGGCCATCCGCTGATCAACAGGCAACTTAGCCTGCGAGTCATACATTAAATGGCCAACACCCACCGTCCACAGATACACCGAATCACGATAAGGCTTTTGCCGAACCCCTTCGTGATGCTTGATGTCTTCAATACAACGTGCGCTTACGTTCATTTCTTTTCAAATGCCTGTGAACCAAACCAGAAAGCCACAATCGATGCCCAGATCAACTGAGTATCGTTGTCCCACAATTGGTCTAAACACTCGCCAAATGGCACATTGCTATGCCATGCATACAAGAAACCAGCAATATCTACAAAGACCAAAAGCAAGAACATACCGTAGGTCAGGGTAGGACGAACCATTGCACGGGCATTGATAACCCATGAAGACGCACCCTTGCTGATCTCGATGTCGTGGGCATACAGTGCTTGGCGCTCTTGGACTTTGGCGTTGACCATAGCTACGTTAGCCTGCTGGGTAGCTACCTCTGCCTGCACCTTGATCTCGTCCAGGTGGATAGCCTCGATATGCTCTTGAGACTCCAAGCCAGCCTTCTTCAAGGTCAACTCGCGCTCAGTCTGCATTTGGGCTAGGGCAAGTTCATGTTGTTTGTCAGCACGATCTTGAAAGAAATCAAGTAGTTTTGGTAAACCACCCATCAAGAAAGACATCAGTGTCGATAGTAAAGTCAGCATCATTTTTCCTTTAGTTCACGTTTAAGTTTGCGCAACTCTTTCATTTCCTGTTTGAGTTGTGCCTTCATATAGAGAGTTTCTACATATGCCATTGATGTCACGCCAACAATAAGACATATAGCCACCCCTATCAGAATCCACCAGACAAGTTTCGTAGTTGCCACATCATCCATCCAAAAATTAAAGATATAAACGTCACAGCAATTACTCCACCAGTCAATTCAATACATCTGATTTCTTCTTGTTCTTTTTTCCACCTAGCCAATCTATTTCTGCGAATCATTTCCGATCTTGCCCAAGCTTGCTCCTGCTCTATTTTGTTATGCATCTTCAAGAATCTGCTATACAAATCCTTCAATTCTGCTGGGGCATACACCATTGCCTCTCTAGTCTGCTCCATCAACTTTTCCATTTGCAACTCAATCAGCGCTCTCTCTATAGCCTTCTTGCTATTGTTTTGCTCAGGGTTGTAGTTGGTTCTAGATTCCTCTTCTAGTTCAAGATAATGGTTGTTGATTTGTTGTTGCGTATCAAACAAAACCCCTAGGTTTGCGCCAATCTCACTTATTAGTTTTAGTTCTAGTTCTTCATAAGACTGTTGTTGTTTTGCAACTTTTTGTTTGGTGACTAGTGGAGCAGGCTTGTCTGCTGGCTTCTCGCTACTCTGTCCAAATAAACCTTTAATCCACGACCATAGACCCGTGAGTTGACTTGCAATAGCCTTTGCATCGCCAATAGCCCCTTCAACTGTCTTCTTAGCATTCTCAATCTCCATTCGCCCTTCGTGGAGCATGGCACAGCCCGACTTAATAAAGCCGACTGCCCCTTGGGCAAGCATGAGGAGGGAGAAAGGATCAATGGCTTACTTCTTTATTTCTCTGTAGATCTGGTATAGCTTGATACCGATCATCAATAAGGTGTATATCAAAGTAGCCCAGACAAGTATTTCACTCACTGGGAAGCCGTAAACGGTCGCTAACGACACACTTACGGGCGGTGCTACTTTGGTAATGATTGCTCCTGCGGTTTCGTTTTCGTGTGTCATGATTTACTTTGGTGGTGGAACTGGTTGTTTTCTGGCTTTTTCTGCTTTGCGAACAGTCTCTAGTTCTTCAGGTGATATGCCAAATATCTCTCCGCCTAATGCCCCCAAAGGACCTAGGAATTGACCAGCACCTTGAACTAAACTGCCCAAAGATTTTTGAATATCTTTTTCGCCAGCGCCTTGAGCAGCATGTACAAGGTTGGGTAATGCAGCTATAGCGCCAGCGATACCACCAATCGTTACAGCTTTGTTGCCTTTGGCGTTGGTTTTTTCAAGAATGCCAGGCGTTGGTTTAGGCAATTGACTTTCTGGTACACCTCTAGCCAACAACTCCGCTCTAGTTTCTCTGCCAAGACTTCTATTGATTTCTTTGCCAAGCTCTACAGCACCGCCAGGTCCTGAATATTCTTTTGGAAAAGGTCTGCCAGTAAGATTCTTTGTATATTCTGCTTGACCTAAATCATTACGCAAAACATCAATATATTTAGCATCAGGAATAAAAGCATAACCCTGTGGAACACTTTTAATGTTTGGATAAGTTGCTTTGATTTTTCCTTCTGGATTAGAGCCAGCAAAAGCAGGTTTACCAGTTCCAGTTCTTAACTCTTGAGCGCCTTCTAAAGGATTTATTCCTTGAGCCTTAGTATTAGCAAATTCGTTTTTAAGTTTGTTTTGATTTGACTGCTCCACCAAATTCATATCTTTAGGTGGCTTACCAACTTCAGTGTTCAATGGAACTGTTGGGTTTTCTGGGGCAGGACCAGTAGGTTTAGTTGATACATCAGCAGGGAATAAGTCGCCAACCATGCGAGGCTCTTGTTTGCCAATTGGTTTTTGGTTTACATCCATTTGTGGTTCAATGGGCGTAATTTCTTGTGCTGGAGAAAAAAATCTATCTTTAATTGATTTATATATTTTAGGAGCTTGTCTAGTTGCTTCTATTGCACCTAATGTATACAAAGCTGGTTCTAGCCAATCATATTTACCACCGACTTGAACATCTTCTTGAGTTGGTTTAGTTGCAACATTACCTTGTCCATAATCAGCAATAGTCTGCTTAATAATGTTTTCAGGTATGCCAGCGGCTACAGCTTCTTTTCTATAGCTTTCAGCGTCAAATGAAGTAGCCATTTATTACCTCGTATGTTTCTTTATAAGTTCAGCATTACGCTCTTCATGCCGACCTTTTTCTGTTGGTACAGGAGTTTTGGGAGCACTTTTATTTACAGAGTTTTGTGCAACACCTGGCGCATTAGCAGCTCCTTCAGCCTCTGGGATTGTTGGCGCAAATGTTTCTGGACGACGACGAACAGCAGCTTCTTGAAGTTGATAGTCTTCTTTGAGTTTTAAATATTCTGGCTGTTTAATAAAGTTAGCTTCCAATTCTCCAGCAGTTGGAACTTGGCCATACTTTTGAAAATTTTGTAATTGTGTTTTTCTCCATTCAGCATATAACTTAGATGCTTCTGCATTAAATTGACCAGCAATACCTTGAATTTCTCCACGCTTAAATTGATCAGCGGTTTGAAAAGCAGATGGGTTTACCAAAAATGGTAATGTTCCATGTGTTGAAATTAGTTCAGATTCTTTTGCGGCAATCTTTCTAGAATTTTCTAATACAGAATCAAATATGTCTTTTTGTTCTTTTGTTAATCCACGGTAAACAGCAGATTTTTCAGCTTCGGCTTTTGCTTGGCTAAAGTTTTGTTCGTAGTTAACATTTTTGGAAAATGTATTTTGAAGATTGTTTAATTCGCCAGTGCTATATGTATGACCTTTATCATCTTTAACACTGCCATCAGCGCCAAGTGACAGAGGAATTTTTAAAAACTTTGATAAATTGGCAACGTGTGCTTTAGCTGCTTTGGTTACGCTTTCTCCAACATTTTCGCCTTTGTTGCGAGTAAATTGATCAAATGCATTTTGACCTTCTGAAAGATTTTGTGTAAAACCAATTTGTCTAGAACTTAATCCTGATAAATATTGCAAACTATCATTGCTTAATCCAGATCCAGACAAAGCTTGCAACCATTTTTCTTGGTTTGCATAAAGGATGCGTTTTTCATTAGATGCAGCTTCATAAGCATTTGCAGCAGAATTAGATTTGTTTAATGATTCTGTGTTGTATTTTCGCAACTCATCTTGTGTTTTGTATCCAAGGGTTTGAGTCATGTCAACCATGCCTATTCCCATTTTTTCATAATCTTCTGGAGATATGGGTTGACGAGTCATTGCATCTATAACATTTCTTCTTCTACCTAATTGATCTTGCCAAACTTCTATTGGTTGACCAGTATTTTTAGCATAAAGTAGTTGAGGTTTAACAACACCACCATCTACATATTTGTATGCTTCTTTATCTCCCATCATGCGACGAGATAATGCCTGCCAGAAACCAGGCGCTTGAATCATGTTTTTTTCATGTTCACTTGCGTATTTTGTTGCATCTGCTATTGCTAAATTACTTGCTGGAGTATTTATTGCACCAGCTTTTGCTATACGATCAGCAAAACCATCAAAAGTGGCTTTGTTTGTTTGCATTCTGCTTGCTGCATTAACAGCAGCCTCTTCAATTGGAGAGCCTTTTGCAAGCTGCGCTACTTGCAATAATTTTGCAGGATTGCTTGTTGTTAAAGCATTATCAAATTCTGTATTTAAATCAACAGCTTTGGGCGCTACCACTCGTTCATTAGCAGATGTAACGCCTGGTTCTACAGGAGGTGGTACTGGTTGAGGTGCAACGTTAGGTGCAATTGCTTCTGCCATCTTATCTCCTTACGCCATTGATACTGTCAAAAATACTTGGTTCAGCATTTAATGATGGCAAACTTGGTAAAGCGGAAGGGCTTGCAACATTAGGTTGCTGGCCAGTAAAAGTCGGTGGGACAGCAGGCGTGGTTGGCACTGCTGGCATCATTGAATTTGCTGGGTTTGGTGCAGTTGGCATAGGCGGAACAGAATTAGGAATACCCTGCCTGTAATTTTTAAATTGTTCTGGATTGGTAGGCAGTTGAGTATTTCCACCACTTAAAGCGTTTATTAATCCGCCTATAGCAAAAGCTTTAGTTCCTGGATTATCTAACATGTCTGTTATTTTTGGGAGACTGCGCCAGCTTTGAAATTCCATCCCAGGGGTGTATGTATCAGCCATTTTGTTTCCTTAAATACTAATGCCGCTACTCTTGCCTTGTGTTCTAGAACTTTGAGTACCAGCAAAGTTGGGCGTAGTAGAGGCTTGTGGTGT